TAATTATATCTATATTTTCTTCAATATATGTTATAACTTTACCAAGTTCATCTTGAGTAAAATTAGAGCTGCCAGCAAACTTTTTAGCAGGTATACCAATTTCTTTTGCAAAAATTTCTATTGCTGCATTGGGTAATGTTTTAAACGTAAGTTGTTGTTCTGTATAGTTCGCTTCTGAGATAACTTTTTCTAATGCTTTTTGGTTTTCTTCACTGAGGGCTTGCTTTTTTACTAGCTTTCTGCCTTGCGCAGGCGGAGCGGGTGTGGTTTCAACTTCAGTTTCTGCTACAACCTCAAAACCGTCTTCACGATCTTCTATTCTACTTTCTCTTTGAGTTCTTTCGCTTTCTTGAAATAATTCTTTTTTAGATCCTAACTTTGCAAATTGTATATCAGCAAATACTCTTTCGCCAAAAGCTTTTATACCAACAGGTGTACCATCTTTACGTTTAGCTTCAGGGTTAAATTTTAATATTCTATTTGTTAAATTATCTATTGTTTTTTGCGCTTCTTCCGGCGTGGTTGATATACTTCTAATATAGTTATTAATTACACCTCCTTGCTCAGTAATTGCGCTATAAAGCTTAGGAAAAGCTCTAGGATCATTTATAAAGCTTTGATACTCTTCTCGCGTAGTAATATCTTGAGGAACAAGTTTATTTACGTCTTCTAATACACTAGCTTTTTTAACAGAGAAAGTTTCTTCAGACTGCAATTCTGTAGGAATAACGGCTTTTACATCTTCAGATAATTTACCGCGCTCAATTCCTTTAGAATATTCACGCATAAAATTATAAACATCCCTACCACTGTCAAATTTTATTTTTTTAAAGCCAAATTTTCTAAGTAAAGGGGTTATATAATCTCCTATCTTAGTAAAAATGTTATCATTATATGTAATTTCGCCCTCTAAAATCATATCCCCAAATTGAGTTATAAACTCATCAGGGTTTGCTTCCATGTATTCATCCGTATAAACATCAATACCGTCAATTCTTTTTTGAACCGCTCTAACATTATCTTCGCCTATTACTTTTTTAAATTCATCTACTAATTTTTGAGGATTAGCTTTTAGTGATTCTTTTAATATAGGATGTAATAATTCGTGAGAAGGTTCGGTAATTGTTTCAAACTGCCCAGCAACTTCTTTGTTTATATAAAATTTACCATCTTTAAAAAACCCGCCTGCCGCAGAATAACTGGCTCCTTTAATATTATACTTGTCTTGTAATTCTTGATCATTTTCTACAAGTATTACTCTTGATGGATCAACAGCCTCTGTTATAGTTTCAGTTGCTCTTTCAACTCTTAAATCATTAAGTTCTTTATCTATTGTGTCAACTCTTTCTTGTTGAGGTTGAGTTAATGCTTTTTCATCAACTTCTTTAATTTCATTTACAAGTTGTTGTTTTTCTTTTAATAATTCAACAGCTTTGGTTTCTTGCTCAGTATTAAAATTTAAAGGCTTTATACGATTAACAGCGCCTTGCGTATCCCTAAAATTATTTTTAATATTATTGCCTTCTTCTTGCGTAAATTCGCCAGAATTAACTTTTTCATCAACCTCCCTATCTACTATTTTAACTGATTTACTTAATTTACTTATTTCAATAGCTGTTTCACTATTGCTATTTTCATTAGAATAAACTTCAGTTAAACTATTAAAATCTGAAGCCCTTACTTTTTTACCAGCTTCTGCAGTTTGCATAGCTGTTTGTAATTTTAAAGCTTGCGAACCTAAACTTATTGGTGCACTTCCAAGTCCGGCAAAAGCTTCAAAGCCAATTTCTTTAGCGTCCATTTCTTGTCCAGCAGCTAATCTACCTCCTACTTCACCTAAACCACCTCCAACTATTTCGATAGCACCACCGGCCGCTAATCCTGTAATAGGTAATGCTTTACTAGCAAGTTTACCAGCAACCCCCTTAGCCATGCCTAAAGTTGCTAGCTCAACCCCCGCTATTACAGCTCCTCGTAATCCAGCTTTACGGCGAAGATCAGTCATTTTTTCGGGATCATTTAATACAGCTATAATTTTTTCTTTAGCGCTGGGATCATTTATATCTTCTCCGATTTCTTCCATCATTAACTCATTAAAAGTTAATCCAGCCTCCATCATTGCCATAGAGCCTGTAGTTACACCTATTAATGTACCAACTGGGCTAAACGCGGAACCTGCAATAGCCCCTGCTGTAGCAGCCACTGCTACTTCTTCTGAATTTTTAATAGAGCTATATTGGGAAGCTATTGAGCTTAAAAGAGTTGTAGAAAGAATACTAGGGTTATATGCAGCTCCTTTTAAAAATCCCCACATACCACCTCCAGCTTCTTCATATATACGATCAAACTCACGCATTTCTGCTGATTGTATATTTTGTTGAGCTACTTTTTTTTGGCCATCAATCCAATCAACAACTTCTTTTTCAGTAGCGGGGTCATTAAAATAGCCGGCTAATTCAATACCTTTATCGGTCTGTTCTCCTTGAAGTATACCGTTTTGCCATGCATCTCCTAAATCTTGTACAAAGTCAACTATATTCTCATATATATATTGAGGAGCTGATTCATATTTAACTTCTTCATCTTTTTCTTTAGGCTCTTCAATTAAATTATCCACGGCTTTTATAGAAGTTTCTTCATAGGGTTCGGCATCTGTAAAAACACTTAAAAATCCAGCAACCTCTTCTTTAGGTAAATCATAAATTTTACCATCAACTTTATATGTTGTAGGTAATTCCAAAGAAGTATCTACCGGCTCTGATACCGTATTGTCGAGTGCTACATTTTCCTCCACAGGTGCACTCTCTTCCGGTGAAGGTATTGACTTTTCCACAGTTTCGTTTTCTTCAACTATTACTGCATCTGGAAATTCATTTAAAAATCCTTGAACTTCTTCTTCAGGAAGATCGTAGATTTTACCATTTACTTGATATGAAACCATGAATATTATTTTCTTTCGTATTGATTATATTTTTGTCCCTCATCTGTTACAGATTCATCTCTTTGTAATCTGCCAGTATATAATAAATTTTTAGCAATTTGCTGCGCTAAATCTTTACTAAGCCCCTGAGATTCTAATAAGTTTTGAAAAAACACATAAGGGTCATCACCGGCATTTACTGTAAAATCTTCTGTTCCTTTTGCTCCATTTTTCTTAATTTTTATTTCTGTAATATTTCCATCCTCATCTTGAAAAATTCCATCATTTACTAAAGAATAGCCTAACCCGGCTAATCCTTTATTTACAGTAGAAACATTATCAAATTGAACATTTCCAATTATGATTCCGTCTTTATTCCTAGCCATTCCAAAACTACCTAAGTTTTCGGAAAACTGTACTACAAAAGCTTCGGCGTTGGCTAATGCTTTAGCTTCACCTGTACCACCTTTACCTCCCTTGCCGCTAACAGCTTTAGTTTGATAGGTATTATTTTCTTTATAATTAGGTATTAATTTAGAAGCATACTCAGCGTAAGCTTTTACAAATTCTGTTTGCATTTCGCTTCCTTGTTGCAGTAATTCTGAAGCACTAAATTGTTTATTACTTTCTTTACCTATAATTGCCCAAACATTTTCAGCATCTTCTGGAACAGTAAAGAATGATCTTGCTTGAGCTTCAAATTGTGACGTAGTATTTTGAGCTATTCTATTAGCTGCTGTAGCAGTATATAATGTTTCATATTTACCATTATCAGATAACTTGGTAAATTTATAGTTTGACATTGCACTATCAGTAAGTTGATTATTTTTGTCTAAATATCCTGCTTTTTGGTAAGTGCCATATATCATAGAATCAATGCTAGGAACTTTACCAGGATCATATCCAAATAGCAAGCGAGCATCTTTATCAATAACACCCTCAATGTTCTCTCCCGAAAATTTCATTTTATATGCACCTGTTTCGTCGTCCCAATAAACTTGTTTTTGTCCTTTAGCAAAACCGTTATTTACATTTTGCGCGGCAACCCAATCAGCTGTGCCGGGTTTACTTTTAGACATACCACCTTGCATACCTGCTGTAGCGGGATCAAACTCTTCTCCGTAAAATATTTTAGATTCTTCATCCATTTTAATTACAGAATACAATTGCTGCAATCTTTTTTGAGCTTTACCAAATCCTTCTTGCGCTATTTTTAATTCTTCTTTAGTAGAAGCATTTTGCATAGCTATTCTATTTTCAGTAACTAAATTTAAAACTTCATCAGCTTCTTTACTATATATTGAATCAGCACCTAACTTTCTTAAATTGGTATAAACTTGCTCTTGATTTTTAGAAGCATATTCAGCCGCCCAATTAAGTTGCTCTTGAATTTTTTTAGCTCGCTCATCATTTTTTTGACGTGTAAAATCAATATAATTAGTTGTAGCTTTAGCCACATTTGATATTGTATTTGCCCAAATTTGACCTGATTGATTATCTACAACCGTTATTGGATTTTCATATGCTCCCATTGCTATAAATTATTTATTATTAACTATCTAATGCTTGAACGGCTGATGAAGCAATATCAGTAATTCCTCCTATTGTAGCCCCTGTTATAGCCGCGGCATCCGCTCTTGCTTGTGTCTGCACTTGCGCTTGCCCGGTTATTTGAGCTTGTTTTCTATTAAGTTGTTCCGTTTGTCTTCTTTCTTTTTCTCCGTAAACAAATGCGGCACCTCGAGTTCTTCCTTGCTCTAACTTTTCAGCTTGTCCAAGTTTGACACTTTGGAGTCTTCGTTCTTCAGCCATTCTATTAGCTTCTAAAGTAGCTTCCCCCTGCGCTCTTAATTGTTCATTTTTAGCTTCTTGCTGTTCTATATTTGCAGCAACACCTTTTTTACTAGCCAAGGCTGCTTGAGCTAGGGCGGTGGCTCCCCCAGCGCTCGCACCTGTAGCTCTTAATGTATCTAAAGTATTAGCTAAAGCTATATCTGTTTGTTCCATTTGTATTTCAGCGGCCTGCGTAGCTACACCTAAACTATCAAAAGGATTAGTCATTTTAGAGCTGAGATCCTCCGCTATACTAGAAAAGTCTTGCATTCCAGCATAAGGATTTATAATCGGTTGTCTACTATTTTCTAATTCTTTTAGCTCTCCTTCTAATCTTCGTTTCTCTCTAGCCGCTCTTTTGGCTCTTTTGTTTGCTGATGATGCTCCAAATAAACCACCTAATAAAGTTGCACCACCCCCAATAAGTGCCGCCGTTATAATAGGTTCTAGTTTTATTAATCCTTCAATCTCGTGACCATACCACGCAAGTTTTAAAATTTCAATTACTCCTTCCATTTGTTATTATTAATAAGATGATTCCGCGTATTCCGAAGATACAGCAAATAATTCTTTTGAGCCTCCAAAATCAGTAACGGTATCAGTAGATAATGTGACTGTAGTAAAATGTCCTTTAATACCACTCATTTGATTACCAAACCTTACTTCACCGGGAGCTATAGCACTATTATTAACTATGTTTGCCATGTATTTATTTTCTTTTCTGGTAAAACCTGCCCTATTTAAAGGAGGTATAAGCCTTGCAGGAAATTTATTACCATAATTATCATAAGCCCCTTGATTGTAGCTATATATTAAGGCTGCTGTATCTTGTGTATTAGTTGTAGCAAAATTTAAAAAATCAGTGTCAACAGTGCCAATCCCCGTAAAATCTGAATTAATGCTATTTACTTGCCAGCCATTACTTCCCTCGTAGTTTATAGTTTTAAACACTTTAGACATACTAGGGCGAGGGTTAAATATAAAAGTAATATTAGAGTCATTATTAACGCCATAAAAATTACTTCTATTTACATCCATGCTATTATGTTGATACAACGCAGCTGCGGGAAAAGATGTTGTCCCGTTATTTACAGTGTAAAAATAATTTTTTAAACTAAATCCTAAGGCGGGCTTATAATTAAAAAAGCTATTCCATCCGTTTATGTCATCATCGAAAGACAAAGTAAAATACGAATTAGTTTCAGGCTCACCTAAAGCATTAATTGTAAAAGATGCATTAGCAGTTTGTAGTGATACAACGTATTGTTTATTATAAATATCCCACATTCCTATAGCTTTGCCGGCTATAAAAGGTTTGCCTTGATCTAGTTCACTTAACTTATCTCTAAAAAAGTCATACATGCCGTAACGTTGTATTTCTTCCAGACCATTATTAGATAATCTTAATACTGCGTTTCTATCTTTATCTACAAAGTATTGCCTAAAGCCGTAAACGGCATGGCTTTCAGGATTTCTGCTAATACCAAAATTACCTGCATAAGCTTGAGGTTCTCCAATAACCATATTACTGGTTGTTACAGTTGGATTACCTTCTGCAGAATATATTACGTTTTTATTTATAGGCGCTCTACTAACTTTATCCTCTTGAAATATAGTTAAATAATAATCTTGAGCGTATAATTTTTGTATAGAACCATATGCAGGATTTAAACTTTTTGTAATATCAGTTCCAACACTAAATACATTTGTATTATTAATTCCCGTACTTGAATTAAATATCCCCGAATATATTAATGAGTTAGTTCTAAAGGTTGCGTTAGGCTCTTCTTCTACTAAATAAGCCCTAGGGCCAAAGCTAACCGATGTATTATTATATCCTCCTCTAATTCTTGATTCTTCAATTGTCCAATTTTTAGCAATGATTGCAGCATCAGATGTTTCTACATTTCCTTGATCATAACCCCCCGCGCCTGTACCTCCTAAAGCTTGGGGTATGCCAAATGACCCATTCCAAACCGGAACAGACGAAGAATTTAAAACTTTCTTTAAAACAAAGCTATTAAAATATTTTACTTCTATAGTTGCTGGCATAATTTATTATTACTTATTTATACTTTTAATTACCATCCTTGATATTCCATTGCTAATGATGGATAATTTGAATTAGCTAAACTTTTTAATCCTGTACTATTAAAATATGCTACCCATCTTCTATGTATATTTTGCGTTAATCCAGGATTTCCAGTTGAACTTGTATTGGAATAGTCTGTTCCATATACAGCATTAATGTCAGTTGAGTTTGACCCAGCAACATATTGAAACCACCCGGCATTATCAGGAACCCATGGCTGCGTAAGGTCGGCGTCCATATAAAATTTTGTAACATATTTCAGATGCCATTCTCTTGCAAAAAGAGTTTGATTTGCACTTTGAGTTGATGCACTCTGTGCAGTATTTGTTGCGTAATTGCTAACTCTATATTGATAAGAATATATATTACTTCCGCCGTAAGCCGCCGGATAGTAAAAATCTCCAAAAAATATGTTAGCACTCACTAAGCCACTTATTATATTAAATCCGTCTGCGGGACATTCGCTAGATCCATATCCTACAACTATAGGATTATCCGAACCATTTGAGCTTTTAATTCCCCAAGGGTATCTTACTATTATCCTATAATCTCCAAATTTATCGCTAACACCAGCATAAGGTGATTTACCTATTACAAAAGTTTTTCTTGCAACAGCATTTTGAGTGTTGCCATTAAGTGCTTTTGCCTGCGTGTTTGCTTCTAAGCATGCTGTATTTAAAATATCGCTTGTAAAGCTAGAACTATTAACTCTTGTAGACTGAAAATAATAGGGCAAGTCTCTTTGATTTATTATTCCAGCTCCCCCAACTGAGCCCCCTGAATCAAAAGCTGCTCTATTTATTTGAGAACCTCCAAAATTAGCGGGCTTGCCTTCAATGTCCGTTGCTGTAACCCAATTATTACCTGACCCAAACGGCCTATATTGTAAATAAATAGGGTACATAAGCAAAGGATAATCATTATTTGTTAATCCTTCAAGTCCTTGATTTAATTGATTGAAATTAATTTCTACTCCTATAAACGCTGTTCCGTGTCGCAACCCAGCTTGAGATTGGTCTAGTATTGTAGCATCAACTCTAGACTGGATAGCCATTGCGTTTTGATTTTTATTAAGCATATAAAAATTCGTGCAATCTGGTACAGAGTTAAGAACTCTGGTTTCGCCACCGCCACTAACAGTTACTTCGTTTACATTATTGCCTAATTGCAAACCACTATAAGGAGACCTTATGTCGTTATTGCTTGTAGATGACACGCCAGGAAGAGGAGTACTACCAGCCGCGTTTACTAAATTATTAACAAAATATAAAGCCCCAGACTCTCCGCCTGAATTAGCAATACTAAAACCATATTTAGAAGTTGACCCAAATTCTGTATTAAGGGCTTCGTTTCCAAATAAAATAGTAAGCTGTAAATTAGTAGCGTCAGTTGGCCCACCCGCGTCAGTTAATGTAATAGTTATAGGATATGGTCCAGTTAAATCTTCTGTTGTTGATAGCTCACCAGCGGCGTTTATGCTAAATATAGTTTGATTAGCAGGAGATGTAATAGACCAACTTAAATCATTTGTGTTTAAGCTTGTGTCAGCCGTTCCGTTTACGCCAGTAAATGTAGCTAATATCCCGGTTGCCCCAGCTGTATATTGTAAAGTAAGATTACTAGGAACTGGGTCAATATTTACAGCCGGTTGATTTGGTATTGTATATGTTTTAAAAATAGGTGAAGTATTTGCCAAAGGCACTTCAAACCCCGCAGAGCCAGCAGATTTCCCAGCCGCGGTGGTAAAATTAACTGTTATGTTATATACCTTTTCTGTTCCAGCTTCTAAGCCATAATAAAAATCTTTAGTGCTTTGTATTTTATATCTATACCAAGTGTTTTGGTCTTGATTATTATAAGGTTGCCCATTAGATGGTACTTCAACAACGGTGAAAAAAGTAGATTTATTTTGTTCATCACTTAAACTTGTAACATCTGCTATTGATGCAGTTAATCGGTTAGCTGGTAAATCTTGGTTTACGGCTTCCCCTAAAGAAGTAATATCTACAGGCGCCCACCCCGCCCCTGCAGTTGACGGCAAAATATCTACGTTACCATTTGCGTGGCTTTGATTTTCGTTAAAATCTACTGTAACATTTCCAACGGCGCCGGTAACAACATTAGTTGTAGTTTCTATGGCCGTATTTAATTCTGATATTAACCCACTAGTGGAAGTTTCGTAATATATATCTAGTCTTGATTCAGTAGGTTCTGTTTCAAATACTGCTAGTTGAAAAGGATAAGTACCGGCTTTTGCAGCACTTCCAATAGGTAAAGAATTTATTTGTGATATTCTAGCAATTAAAGGGTTAGATTTAGAGTCATATAAATTTGTTACAGGTGTTGTCGTAACGTCTTGGCCAAGTACATCCTCGGCTTCCCCAATGGTTATTACAGTATTTGACTGAATAGTAGGAAAAAATTGCTCATTATAAGAAGGAAAAGTTGCAGACACAAAATTGGGGGTAACTCTTCCAAATAATTGTACTGAACTTCTAAATTGTTTTTGTTCAGGGCCTACTTCGTTTAAGTCTCTAGGAACTTTATTTATATTATCATTTATTAAAGTAATAAATCCTACTTCGTTTTCAGTGTCATTTAAATCTGTAACTCCGGCTGGGGGTCCGTTAAGTATACCAGGCAAATAAACGTTATAATAGTCTTGCTCAAATTGTTTAACTACAACTTTATAACTATACCAACCTAGTGGGTTATAATTATCACCCGAGCCAATATAAAGTCCTGGTATACCAGACCCAGCTGGAATTGGAGAGGGAGTAGTTATAGGGCTATTAAATAATATTTTTAAGGCATCGCCGGGCCAGGAGGCTACCGGGGTATCAGCGTCGTTTCTATAAGGATGATAATGAGTCGAAGCAGCAAAATTTCCGGACGGATCTAATGTAGCTTTTTCTAAAAGTTTAGATAATAATACTGTGGATGATCTTCCATATCTATCTGAAACAATAATTCCAACTTGATAATTTCTATTTTGTTTTAAGGTGCTATTAGGGTATTCTACTTTACTAGTAGCGCCGGCCGCTAAGTTAAAATTAGATTTATCAAAAGCCCCTACTTCATAATCTAATTGAGGCGTAAGCTGACCATTAAGGTCTTGAAAAAGTGGGGTATGTTTATCTTGAAAATTACCATAAATAACTCTATTGCCTGATATTTCCTGAGAAAAAGCTTTAACAGGCACTTTATCATATACTCTAATTAAATCTGATTCAGGTAAAGTTTTATAAGGCTTTAAACTTTGATAAATATAACTTACTGTAGAGCCAGTATGAGTTGTTTGGAAAAGTTGATTGGTTACTAATAAAGTGTCTACTACTTGCACGGCTTGTGCATCTGATTCTTTATAAATAATATCGATTTCTGTAACTTTTAAAATATTATTTAATGTAGTTCCAGTAATAGCTGAGCCATCTATAGCTTTAGGCAAAGGAATATTTAAAGTAATTTCATTTACTTTATTTTCCATAAAATTAACTATAGTGCTTCTAAACGCTGCGTCTTCGTCCTCAGCGTAAAAATATCCATCTTGTTTGGGTATAAAACATTCTTGAGTAAAAGGGGCTAAAGCCGAATACTCATTGTCTTCAAATTTAAATCTATAGCTAAATCTTACAAATCTATCTTCTAAATAATCCGGGTCCCCGGCATAGTTTGGATTTCCGCTAGTGTCTGTTTGCAAATAAGGATTTGCAGGGGGGTTTGTATCTGCGGCATTAATTGGAGGCACTGCAGGGCTTACTACATCTTTCATGGTAGTTTCATATTGACCCGCTATAGAGCTTTCTTGGTACAAGTTTATAGCTTCATACGGCGCAAATTTAGCTACCGAAATATGATCTTCAGTAGTATAATACCCTAATGTTTTATTTATATTTATTTTTCTTGGTTGATTTCTATTGTCTGTCCAAAATAATAAATTTTCAACTATGTTAATACCATAAATAGGGCTTAAGGTTGAAAAATTTAAAAATAACCCTTCAACTAATTTAGTAGAGGTCTGGGTTAAAGTATTATAAGCATAAATAAAATGGTTGAATGTATTAATATCGTACTGGTATGCGGATGCTGTATTATTTGTTAAAAACAAATATACCGTATCATTAATTGGGTTGACTATATGGCCTATAGCTTGTAATCCTGTATAGTTTGAGTTTAAAGCTTGAAAATTGCCTTGCGGCAATAAGGCATTACCTAATACATTTTCTAAAGCACCTACGTCATCGCCCTCTGATTTACTAACTTGTATATTAAAGCCTTGTCTATATTCGCCTTGAGGCACTAGTCGCGCGTCAAGATCTAAATTCATTTTAGACTTTATAAAAGCATTTTTAACTTCTGCCATTTATTTAACTTTTAATCCATTTAGATTTATTACGCATTACTTGAACTATTTCATCTAGTTTAATATTAGATAATCTAATTTTTGCATTACGAAGTTTAGCACTTTTTTCTCTTTTATATCTATTAACTATATATTCCGGGGTGTTAACCTTAGTTGACAAAACAGCATGATTAACATAAGAATATATTGCTTCTTCCGCCATTTTAGGAACCTTCATATCTTGATCGTATGCAAGCCCATCCGAAATATATTCAAATATTACTAAAGAATCTCTTAAATTACTTGAAAAAGATATTTTTCCTTCGCGGTGGTTCATTGTAAACCATCCATTTTTTTGAGATGTTTCAGGATTTAATCCATATCTTTCACCTAAAAATCCTTCAAACCCAAACCCATACCAGGTCCCTGGGTATAACCCATCATTTACATCAGATAAGTTTAAATTACCGTTAATTATTCTATCATTAGCTTTAGCCCATCTATCTTCTATTAAAGACGTTGCATTTAAATCTTCACTAAAATTATCTTGTATAGGTATACCTTGCCAGTCTTGTGGTAATAAGCTATCGGGGTTAGATGTTAAAGTAGTAGGGTATATAATATGTTTTACCCCTAATTGATCTACCCAAGACATTTTAACGTAATTAACGTAATCTTGAGGCATAGGAATAGATAGATTAGGTGGGATAGTGGCTTCTTGGGATTTTATACTTGGCAAAGTATCATAGCTAAACTCTTGCAGTGCTCGTTTAACATGGAATATTACATCGTTACGCTTTACATTTTGTATAATCTTGCCCTGCCCTACATATCCAACTAAAAAATTTGTTACTAGCTCGGAAACTTTAATATATGCATAATTACCGTAATTTTCTTCTACAATATTGCCAAACGCATCTTCATCACCATAGTTACCGCCCATTAATGTTTTTAGTTGAACTACTATAACTGTATTTTGGGCGGGGACTGCTTGTATTGTTATAGTATTATCCGCTACACTATAAGTCTGCGTATATTCCGTATAAGAACCAGGTATTCCAGTTGGGCTTGTATATAGTTTAAAATTATTTTCTGCATAATTTACAGTAGTAGGATCAAAGCTGCGAAATACCAAATTTGTATTAAATGTGGTAGTAAATATATTATTAGTTCCATCTGCTAAAAATGTTTGTGCCCCAGCGTAATATTGCGCGTTAGTTTCTTGTACTAAACCTCCGTTTGGTTTTGCCATAACTTATTAACTTTTTTCATTTATTTCGTCCATTTGTACTTGTTGTGCCGCGGCTTGAACTATTTGTGGATCTCTAATTATAATGCCAGCATATTGAAGCACTCTTAATATTACTTCTGTTTGTTCGCTTTCGTGAAGTTCAAAATCAATAGACCCTGTAGGCTGCGTAGTAGCATTATATTCTTCTTCATTATATAAATATTCGCCTAACGTTCCAACATTAAATCCCCAAATAATGTCAGAAGGCTTTTTGACGTATTCAACCTGTACATTGTTTTGAATGCTATCTGGTTTTATAAACAAAAAATTATTCTCATACAAATATGTTGGAAATGTTTCAGTTGCTTTTGTTAATTTAGATTTTTCAGAAGTATAAAAATCATTTCTTTGAAGTCTTTGTATAAGTACTTCATTTTTATAAGTCACTTCCCCTATTCTATAAAAATTTACGGTTCTTCCATAAGAATCGTTAGTTGGTAAAGTAAAGTAATTACTAGGAGTAGGTGATGTGTTATTATAAGAGGCATTGCCAAACGTTTTAAATACAGCTACTTTTTCGTCTATATTTTCTAATCTATCAGCGTAGTTTAAATTGCTTTGAGGAACTCTAGCTTGTTGATTTAAATCTTCAAAATATCTTTCAAATATTTCAAGTTGAACTTGTGTCCCTACTTTGTTAAATTCATCAGGAGTCATATACCCCCTTTGTTCTTTATTTAAAATAGACAACACTGTTTGATATACAGTATTTACGTTTATTGCCATTTTTATTTTTTGTTATATAATAGTAAGGCCGCCAAAAGACGGCCCCACACATTATAAATATTACACGTTATGAAAGTTTTTTCTCTATAGATTTATATATCTCTACACCTTCATCAGTTTTAAAGAACGCCGCCATTGCAGAATATGGATTTTCATCAAATGGCACATTCATTATTTTTCTACCTGTTTTGTTCCAAGAAAATGTTCTTTGATCTTGTGATAATTCAAGTAATCCGAGCTCTGTAGCATTAATTGCAACATTTCTAAGTTGTACATTTTCATCATTAGCTAACTCTAAAAATAATTGCGCATTCTCTTTTGCAAATATTAAAAGATCTCTTTTAATTTCTTTAGAACTCATATCAGACACTTTAGAACCTACCTCAACTCTTAAAATAGCTTCGGCTTGATCTATATCCATATCGCGTGCTACATTTAAAGCCTCAATAATATATTCAATAGTTTCTAAATCATCCAAAGCTTCTTCAACCGGATTAAACTCGGCATATTTAAAATTTTTCATAGGATGATAAAGAGAAAGCAATTTTTGCAAATTTTGTTTTTCTTTAGTTACGGTTAATGTACCATTTCTAAAAACAATATGACCTAACGTAGCTTCGCCTGATTGTTCATCAACTAAAGGCGAATTTTGATTAGTAGCATATCTTAGTTCTCTTTGCTCATTTTTTTCCTGATCAAACCATAATAATGGATAGCGAGAAGTATGACGAGACGCAATAGTATAAGTTAAAGGGGTTTTTAATCCCTTAAGCAAATATGTTCTGTCTTTAATTTCCCACTTTGGTTTTAATGGGGTTGAAACTTTTGTTGTAGATTTTACAACTTCTTTTGGTTCTATTACTTGAGGTGCAACCTCAATATCTTTTACTGCTTTTGTAGCTTTTTTAGCCATGATATAATAAAATTAAATAGTTAAAAGGTAAAAACTACCCCCGCAATAAGCGGAGGTAATTAATACCGGGTAAATTATGATGCAGTAAACAATACAAAATTGTTAGCACCTTGTACACATAAACATCTTTCAGACAAGAAGTGAACATCCATAGAGTCAATGTCAGAAGTAAATGCACCTCCAGCAGAGCCAGTAATCCAAGATTTCATTCTTCTATCTTCAGTTTGTGAAGCTCTGTAACGAACGTGCAAGAAAGGTCTACGAATGTTAGATCCTAAAATTTGATCGTATACAGTTGATGTTCCAGCAGGAATAAGAACTCCATCAATTGCTGAAACAGCCACGCCACCCCTAGTAGAAGCGTCATTAAGATATTTCCAGTCAGTTTTATAAAAGTCATAAGAACCTCTTCTAAATCCTGAAAAACCAAGATTCAAAGCCATTTCTTCCGAGTTTTCAAATAGACCAAAAGCAGTACCCCCTCCCATACCGGAAGAAATATTAGCTAGCATATCATCAAAATCCAAAGAAGTTTTTCTATTCAAGAAAAGCATATTTTCCTCAATAGCACCCTGAGTATCAAGATTTTTAAGAATACTATCAAACTCACCTAGACCAGCGGCTGCACTAAAATTATTAAGTACATTACCTCTAGATTCAATAGCAGCAAAAAGACCTTCAGTTCCATTAATTTTATCAGCTAATCCAGCAACTCCAGAACCTGCAGCTGTTTTTTCGCCTTCAACCATAGCCATTTCAAGATAGTCTTCAAATCTTAATCTAGTTTCAGATTCAGCTTTTAGATACCATAAGTAGCCGGATGTTCCGTCTTCAGTAGCAACTTCAATCCAACCAATCTGAGCCATATCTGATCCATTAACCACATATTTTTCTTTAATGATAATTGGAGCATTGCTAAATTGAGTGAAAGAAGGTGTTACGCTCCTAATATCAGCATCGCCAGTTCCTTTTCTATACTCAGAGCCGTATACAAATATTTTAAGAGTAGCAATAGCGCCAGCTCCAAAAGTTGCATTTAGGTCTGCTCCTGTATATGTAGCAACAGTAATTGTAGCAAGTACAGCAGAAGTGTCAACACTATTAGTAACCAAAGCTTTTACTTCAGTACCTGTTGCAGGGTCCATAACTACGATAGTTTGATTTTTAGAAATCACATTATCAACAAAGCTAGGTCCGGGAGTTGCGTTAAGCACAAAGGTTAGCGTAGTTGCAGTTGCTTTAGTTACGTCGTTATATGCAATGTGCAATCTATTTTGTTCTGACCAAATTACTTGATCTGAAGTCATAGGCATTTCTGCTCCTACCATACGTAAGAATCCAGAAAGAGTTCGGTTTCCATATCGCTCTACTTCTTGTTCGTAGATCTCAGGAAGATATTGTGCGGCGAAATCTGAAAAATCGTCGCCAGCTTTATCTGTAAATTGCAGATAATTAGTAGACAGAACTTGTTGTTTCTGACTAGGTTTAATTGTCCCAAACGAGGGTACTACATTACTCATGTTTTAAATTTTAATTGTTAAACTTTTTTGTTTTAATTTTAAGTTTTGAAGAATCTAAACCGCTAATTGCTTTTACTTTTAAACCATTAACAAATACATCGCCTGGGGCTGTTTGCCTTGGCTCAGTAGTTATATTCTTAGTTTTAGCAACTTGTTCTTTAATAGCATCGGCACGGCCCTGCTCGTAGAAATGTGTTGCCATGGTATCGGCGTTTCGCGCAGCGTAAATTGCTTTATGATAACCAGCGGGATCTTTCATTTTACCATTTTTGTCTAGGAACGTCCCGACAAAGCCTGTAAGATCTTTTTGGTTTTCCACTATTGAGTTAGGATCTTTAACACTATATCTAACTTTTTTATCTCCTAATTTAAAATCAAAACCTTTGAAATCATTAGAAAAATAATTTTTAGTAGTATTTATAAATCCCTCTCGAACAGTTTCATTACGCTTCTGTTCTTCAGTGTATCGATTGAAAAAGTCCATTGCTTTTTGTTGCTCTTGAGTAACACCAGGACGTAATTTAATTTCCTCGTAATATTTACTCTTCGTTTGCTCTAAAAAGTTTTTGGCTTTTGCAACTTCTTCTTTATACGCAATTTTTTTCTTACGTATGTCTCTATCCTCATCAACTTCTTCATCCCATGTAAAATCTTCTAATAATAAGTTTACATCTTCAACATCTAAGTGAGGCTTATTTTGTCTATAATATTCTCTTAATAATGTATTATTATCTACATTTGAGTAATCGGCGTTTAGCCTAGCATAGTCTTGCACATCTCCTCCAGTTTCCTCCATAAACTTTATAAGCCTATCTACTCCTTCGGGTAATTCCTGTGCTTTTGTTTCCTGTAATATTTCTTTTTGTTCCGGTGCGGCAGCGGTAGCTTCATCGCTTCCAGCCACTCCTTCCTTTTCAGAATTATCTTCTTCATCTTCAATAATTTGTATTGGAGACTCTTCTACTATTTGCTCTTCAGCTTTTTCGGCAGAGGTTTGCTCTTCGGCGTTTCCTTTTCCCACTTTTTCGCCATCTCCGGATGATTCATGTACATCCACTTTCTCTGTGCTTGGCTTTTGAACGGCATCTTTTGTTTCTTCTTTTTTTGGTTCTGTAGGCGGCTTTGAAAGATCTACTTTAATAATATCTTCTTTACCTGCTAATTTTTTTGGAGTTCTTTTTTTAATTTTAAAATTCCCCTCTTGTTTAACTTCTGTTGACATAATATGATAATATAAAATTAATTAATAAAATTTACCTTGGCTCAAACTGTTCTAAGCCAAAGCCACTCAAATTATCATTACCTGCTGATTCAAAATCTTTAGGTAATAAATCATTTTTTCTTTGATCGATAAGTTCGGATTGTTGTGTGCCTTGTATTTGCACACGTTTATCTTTTCTATCTTCTATTTCTTGTTCTTTTCTAGCGGTTGCGGATGCTTGTATTTCAGCTAATTGCATATTATAATTAAATTCCTCGGCCATTAATTGTTTCTTAATTAATGCTTCTTGTTCCATTCTAGCGATTTCAAAATCTGATTTAGCTTTTTCAATTTGTACTTTTGTTTCCGCTAAAGCTTGTTGTTTTTGTACTTCAGCCATCGCCGCCGCTTCGGAAGCCTGCGCGTTGGCCTGGGCCTGAGCTTGAATATTAGCTTGTTGAGCAGCTTGCTCCTGCTGTCTTCTTTCTTTTTTCTTTAATTTTAATAACTGATTAGCTAACTTTATATTTGAGACTTCGCGAATATCAATTGCATCATCTAAGTCAATTCCCCCGGCCTGTAAAGCAACTTGTATATTTTGTTCTAATTTTGCTTTTTCTTCTTCATCAGGCTCTAATTCTAAAAATATACCAAAATCATGCATTGCCACTTTTTCCATTTCTTCAAGTGTATTAACATTAAATGTATTAATGCTATTAAGTAGTGCATCTTTTGTTAGTGGAAATTGCAAGGCATCATTAGCACGAAGACTTACGTTTTCTGCAATTTTTATAGTTATATACATTAATGCTTTTAAAATATGCCGGGTAGCAACATTAGAATTAGCAGCAGCCATTTTTTGCAAACCTACTAATGCATTTTTGTCAGGCATGCTCCCATCAACAGCTTCATTTAATCCCGTAACATCTCTTATCATTTGCAAATAATATTGATAAGTTTGAATTAAAGACTGAACTTTTGAAATACCGCTTGAAGATTGTAATTCTTGAATTGGGACTTTGCCCCTATTTAAATCTCCATCTTGAGTTAATGATCTACCCACAATACTACCAGTCTGGAAATACATATTTAATGCTTCTGCGGGATTGTAGTTTGTTCCGTTACCTAAGTCAACTTCTGCTAACCCGTCCATATCTAAATAAACACCATCGGGAACTATTCTTGCTAATACTTGTTGAAGTTTTAAATGAGTCAATTGAATCATGTCCGCAAAGCTTGTAATTCTGCTTACAATTGAATCAACTTTGCCTTTATACATTCTTGGTGCGCAAAGCGAATAATTCATATTTACTCTTGTAACGTCTGAAGAAGGGCGCGTCATATTTTCCGCTAAACGCCAATCAAGCAATTTATTTAAACCTAAAACTTTTGCGCCAGTATATAATACTTCTATGCTTCTCGATACTCTACTAAAATTATCATTTTCGGGCGGATCAAAAGTATCATCTTTTTCTAATATTTTTTCCAACCCTTGATCAGTATTTTTTAATTTAAATACCTGATTTGTATAAGTTTTATATTCAAAGAATAGTACAGATATTAAATTATTGTCATCGCGACCTTTGTAATTGCGAGTATAATTACTGTAATTACTTGGACCTTTATATTTTTGTATTTCCTCTAAATCTTCATCCGTAAGATATGGATATAGTCTTTTTACTTCAGATAAACTTAAATTTTTAACCTCTCCTACGTAATATATATCTTCAAAATTAGGATCTTCTGTATAAGAATAAACTACATTTGCAGGATCTACATAATCAACTGTAATTCCTTCAGATAAATTAAAACTAGTTTTAGAAATACCTATTCCTAGTACAGCTAAATCATAAGCTATTCTTCGTTGAATTTCAGGATATTTATTATAAGAAAAAATATTTTTAATAATTTCTTCTTCTGCTATTTCAATGCTTTGCTTATAATTTAATTGTAAATATAAATCTAATTCAGCTTCAGTGGCTGGTAAACTTGCGGGGTCTGCTGATGCATAAAAATTACCTCCTGTAAGTTCATTTAATCGCTCTATTTGTTCTTTATTAGTTATATCTCTTATTGCATTAAAAGCAAAATCTGTTCTTTCTTTAACAGCAAAAGGGTCAGTTGCAAAAGATTTTATTTCATATCCCTTATCAGTCATGCCATTAACTAAAATATCTACAAATTTGGGTATAACAGGTACAATTTTCCAATCTAAATTTAAATAAGACAAATCACCATTAATAGATAATTCGTCTTTATATTTTTGAACAGGCTGTTCACCTCTTGCATACAATCTTAACTTATGATAGTTTTGAAAGTTTTGTAAATATCTATCGCCCCCAATGTCCTGCCTAAACCATTCGTTTTCTATAGCCCGCCCAACCTGGATGCCATAGTCATAACTATTCTTTACTGAATCAGGTACTACCTGATCTGGGAATGAACTGTTATAGTTAGTATTAATCATGTATTTAAATTATTTTTGATGTAACTCCATCATTATTATATCTTCT